TGCACGACTTCTCTTTGCTTCATCAGGAGAATATGTTCTACCACTGTTGTACCATTCTTTACCTACATGACCTCTCTTACGAGCATCATCACGTTGAGCAGCTGCTTTTGCTCTTTTACGATTCGCTTTGAAGTCCTTCATGGACATCCCCTCTTCAATCTCAGTCTCTTCTTTGGCAACAAGACCTACTATATTCTTATTTTTCTTTGTTAGTTTATCGTGAGCTTTGATAGAAATCTCTTGATAATCTGCATAAGATTTACCTGCAGATGGGCCTTCTCTTCCTGGAGATTTTGCAGACTTTTTGCCCTCTTCTTTTCTTTCTTTCTTTTCTTCAGCCCTTTCTCTTGCAGCTGCCTTTCTCATCTCGCGTTCGTGTTCTTTATTTTCACCAACGAACTCTTCATCAACACCCATAGCCTTTCTAGCAGATTTGACCATATCGGAATAACCTTTGGTCTTTTTCATATCCTCAATTGCTTTTTCATTATTTTCACGGCGTTTTTTCATATCTGTCTCTAGATATGAATCATCTTTCTTTTTACCCTCAACTAATGAACCTTCCTGTTCATAAGATTGACGAAGTTGTTTCATTGCATCATTAAGTGCATTATTTCTTTTTTGCATTCCATAGGCAGCACCAGAAATGCCTGAAGGATTATTAACCCTTTGTCCTTTATTAGCAGCATTAACTCCAGACTGAGCGGCTTGTTTTGCTCTATTAATTGCAGCACCAGCAAGAGCAGCACCACCTGCAGCAAGTCCAGCTGCAACCAATGGGGCAACCTCATCAATCTGTTCTACTTCTTCTTTTGCTTGAATAATCTTACTTCTTACTTTTCTACGATTCAAAAGATACTTGTCTGTTTTATCATGATCTCCATCGTTATCAATATCTTCGTCTTCTTTGCCAACTGGATCTAGTTGTTTTGCTTCTTCAACTTTCTTCTTTTTGTCTGCAGCAATGGCGGCTCCCACTGCGGCTCTTCTCTTCTTCAAATAACTATCGGAAGAATCCGAATCACCATCATTATCCACATCGTCATCTTCGTGACCGACTGGATCTAATTTTTTAGCTGCTTTAGCTTCTAGAACAATACGCGAAAATTCTTCCCAACTAGCCATTTATTTGTAAAAAATACTGCTAGTTTTATTTATTCTTTTTGCCTCTACGGAATTTATCGTAAATAGATGCAATCTTAACACCAGTATAACTTCTAACTTCTTGACCTGGAGTTAACGACTGAACATACTCTCTATACTCATCTGTACCAATCTCATGAGGATTTTCAACAAGATCTTTTAACCAAGACTTGAACATAACTCCATCTTCAGTCACACAAATCACATAGTTAGTTCCTCTACGAATCACTTCTCCTGTGAGACCTGTATTCATATTCTCAACAAGATTTCCGATTTCATAGATATGATCTACAAGATATGCATCTCTGAGACCTTCTTCATCTAGTTTAGGAGCAACTTCCCATACTTCCGTTTCTTCCTGAATGTTCATGGATCTGCGAAGAACATTGAAGAGTTCCAACTTTTCCATATTACCAAGAGTGTTAGGAACACCTTTAGCGAACTTAACAAAGTCACCTTCTGCAGCTGCGAGACGGAGTTTGGATGCAGACATTCCAGTTACATCATCGGAATCAGGATCTCTATCACCTGCAGATACTACCTCAAGTTGATCGTAATTATAAAGTTCTCCATTATACTTATGACTCAAACCCTGAAACTCTCCAAGTCTATCAGCACCAACCATGATGATCATATTAGTATGACCCTCTTCGTTGGCACCAGTCAAGACATTAAAAATGGTCTTGGATTTCTTATCATCAATAATACTATCTGCATAATCAGGGAACATCTGACGCATATAAGAAATCTTCATTTGTGGTGTCAGAGGATTCTTCTTCGCGTCTTGTGAACGGGAAGGATAAATTCTAAGTTCATAACCTCTCTTATCGGCTTCCTTTGCGGCACGATCAAGAAGTTTTTGGTGTCCAACAGTTGGCGGATTGAATCTACCGAATACTACAACAACTCCAGGAGCTTCAGGAACTGGCATCTCTGCAGGAACTTCTTCTGGGGGAAGTTGTTGGTCTTGTGGTAATTGATCTGGGGAAACTTGTTGTTGTGCAGGAACTTGTTCTGGAGGAAGTTCTTGTGCGGCAACTTGTGGTTCTTGTGCGACAGGTGGCTCAACACTTCTTTGAACTGGTTGTCTGGGAGAATCCTTTTGTCCAGGAACATTATTGCCACCAAAGAACTTTAACTTTCCTTGTACTGTTTTTGCGACAAACTCACCATTCTTATCGTACCAACCTCCATGTCCATCTCCGGTCAAACCAAGTCTTTTGGCTTCGGCAGATGCAGTAGTTTCTCTAGCTTCAGTGAAAAACTGAGTAAAATTCTTCATTATTAATTGAGTTAGGATTCCTTAACCTTTAAGTATTTATTATTTTATCTCAAACATACCATCCAAGGCTTCCAAATAATGTCTAGGATAAATTTTATATATTTTATTTACTGTGCCACTACTTGGATTTTCCCACTTATATCTAAATTGCATAATTGGATTATCAATTCCCTTTGCATAAATTTTTATTATGGGGCCCGAATTTAATTCTGCAGTATAATCATAAGACATCATTTTTTGTTTAAAATTAGCATCAACTAAAAGATTTTTAAATCCTGTCACTTTACCGCTGCTGCCGGTCATTTTAACTAATTCGGTATCAACGTTTCTAGTAAATCCATAAATGATATAATCAACTAACTTTGATTTTAAAGTTCCATCAAGAAGTCCTGATTGTAGAAGTTTACAAGCTTCAGAATATACTAAAGTTGCGGATGTTTTTACATTTTCTGGAATTTTTGCTTCTTTTATAGCGGTTCTTGAAGCAAATTGTTTGCGAAAAATATCTTCATTTAAGTATTTTTGCATAGATTCTGTCCATTTTTTTTCAGTTGCCGGAGTTATATTAACTCCCAATTGACTAAACAGGTCTTTAAATTTTTGAAAATCACCTCCGCTAACTTGATGGAACTGTTCTCCTCCAGGAACTTTACAAGAAAAATCTGGATATCCAGTCTGAGTTTTTCCATTACTTCTAATTTTAATAAAAACATCAGCTTTAGTACCAGATTGGTCTTTAGTTCCGGCAGCTTCAACTACAATAACATCAGTTTTCCCATTGATTGCTAACTTTCTAGACCTAGAATTTAAAGTTACATGAGAATTACATAAATTTGTGGATTGCGATATTATATCATTTATTTCAATAAATGATTTTTTCATTTGAGTGTTCATGTAGTTTGCAGCTGCTTGAGGAACACTAACACGAACTCTAAGATAATCTGTAATTTTGCCTTCACCAACAACATCCTTCATTGAATCATTTACTGGACCTGAATTTAAGTTGGGTACAATAGATTTCAACATTTTTTTAACATCATCTGATGTAATATTTGGAAGTTGGTATAATTTTATTTGTTGTTCTGTTTTTAAAAAATTTTTCTCTTTATCAAATCTTTTTTTAAATCTGGCCGCAACAGAAGCTGCAAATACTATTTCAAATAAATCTCCTCTATTAGCCATAGTTACTAAAAAACCCTTCCAGATATTTATGGAAGGGTTGATTATTATTTGGTTTTTACCGCATCTTCCATTGCTGCATCAAGATTAGTAATGACTTCACGAAGATTGAAAATTCGTTCTGGAATTGCAGGGCCGTCAGTATAACCTTTCTGAGCATCAACAAGAGACATGAGAACTATAGCAGCTTCTTCAAGACTCATTTCTAGAACTATTTTTGTTTTTTTATTCATTTTACATGCCCCATATTTGAATTGAACATCTTGGTTCTTTACAATCAGGACTTATTGACGTAACCATGTGTAGTTGTTTTTCATCATTTAAAACCATCATATTTCGTTTAGGTAAAACACCTTTCATTATTTCATCCTTTTCATTTTCCTTCCATAAAAAAATACCTCCCCAGTTTGCATCCCATTGTTTATTTAAATAAATTGTAGCTCCAAATTTTCTGTCGCCATCATCATGAACAGAAACTCCAGAATAATATTGAAATACATGAAATTGTATATAAAGTCCTGTGTAAGTTTTAGTCAAATGTGGTTTAATATCACTTTCAATTTTTTTTGATAGTTCTTCAGAAACTAAAGAACTCATACATGATCCTTTAATTCCATCATGTATTTCTTTAGACCACATAAACAAACTGGATGACCAAGATCGTTTATTGAAATTTTCAGATAATTCTTTTAGACAATCGTAATAAGTAGAAAAACTTAAAACATCATTTATTATTTTCATATTAAGTTAGAAACCAAACATCACAAATCATCCTCCGCACGATTCTCCGAATAATAAACATCAAAAAATCCGCCAGGATAACGCTTTTCAAGTTTAGTTACATTGCGAGCAATGACTTCATCAATACTGACTCCAAGTGCCATACAAGCTTGAGCAACATACCACATCAAATCACCAAGTTCAATAATAAGGTGTTCTTTATTGTCTGCATTCCAGGGCTTACCTTGAAAGATCATCTTTTTGATAATCTCAAGGAACTCACCGCCCTCAGCATTGATGCCAACACCAGCAGTAAGCAGTCGTTCAATGTTTGCACCTTTCTCGTCAAGTTCTACAAGACGATTGGAAAGAGCAAGAAAGTCAGTAGATGCATCAGAAGTTACTGCATCAACAAATTCGGTATATTTTTTGAAATCAATATTTTTAGTCATCAGAATTTAAATCCCTCAAATGATTTTTTAGGTCCGGTTTTCTTTTCTTCATAAGTATACTCTTCTTCTTGTCCAGAGTCAAGTATATCCGTTTGAGCACTCTGTTCACAATCATAGAGTCGCATCTTTGCACGATCAATACCAACAACGAACCTTTTATTGATGGTAGGATCATTATAACGATTCTTCAGTTGTTTTACCATGATCTGTCCCAACTCTTCAAGCTCTTCTGTTCCAATAAGGGCAAACATAAGATCAGCAGTAGCAGGGAGACCAAAGGATTCAGAAGTATCAGTAAGTTCAACATCAGAAGAACCATAACCTGAACGAGTGGTCTGAGTAGCGGATACAATCGGGACATTAAACTCCACGGCGAGTCCCCTAAGTTCCTCAGCAATAGCTTTGATATACGAATAAGAATTGACAGAAAGATTGCCCTTATACCTAGAGGAAGCACAAATATTAAGGTAGTCAATGAAAATAATATCAGGCTTAAATGACTTCTTAAGTGCAAGTTCATTAAGAAGTGACTTAAAGTGTCCACTATGAGCAGATGCAGTTGGATATTCCTTAATTATAAGAGTTCCCTGAGTTTTCTTTGCGATATTTGTCACTTTAGTTTCAAACATTTGACGAGGAAGATTAGTAATCTCCTGAATATTCACATTCAGAAGATTCGCGTCAATCCTTTCCGCAATTCTCTCTTCAGCCATCTCCATAGTGATATAGAGAACATTGCGACCTTGTAAAAGAGTAGAAGCAGCAAAATGGCACATGAATAGAGACTTACCAACACCAGTGCCTGCAAGAGCAATGTTGAGAGTTTTGTTAGGAAGACCACCTTTTGTAATTTTGTTGAAGAATTCCAAATCAAAAGGAATTTTGTCTTCTTTTTGATGGTAGAAGTCGTATCGTTCTTCATAATCGTGAAGATAATCGTGACCTACATTTGTGTCAAAACTAACTGCAAGTGCATCAGAAAGAATAGATGGAATTGCATCCTTAGACTTCTTAGAATCCTTACCATCAACGATAGAAATAGATTCCATCAGTGCTAAGTAAATGGCTTTATCCCGACACCACTTTTCAGTGGTATCACACAACCAAGATGTATCTAGAAGAGATGTGTCTAGTTTAGCAATATATTCTACAACTTCTTTGTAAGTATTCTCATTCAAATCACTACGATTCTCAATTTCAACATTAAGAATCTCCTGAGTTGGAAGTTTATTATACTTAAAAATAAACTGACAGATCTCCTCAAAAACTACTTTCTCGGTGTAGTCTGTAAAGTATTCGGTTCTAATAAAAGGTAGAACTTTGCGTGAATATTCTTCATTAAATGCGAGACTCCTGAGAATAGTAGTTTCAACCCTTTCCATTAGTAATAGTGACAATAAGTGGACATAATATACTTGACTCCTTTATTGACTCGCAATCCCGCATGAGGGTACTGCCAAGTCGGAGGAAACACCATGACCGTTCCCTGTTTAGGAACAATCTTTTTATTATGATGAGGAAACTCAGTTTCACCACCAGTAAAATCGTCATTCAGATAATATAAAAAAGCTAGATATCTTCTTGCAGATGCGTGATCTTCAACATCTACATGAATATCAAACCTATCATGACTTCTAGAATGATATTTTTTAATACGAAACTCTTCAAGAAAGAGTCTTGGTGGATACCATCTAGTGTAATCGGAGAACTCTTTTTTGTAAAGATTCAGTACACCCATAGTAACTTGCGATAATAGTCTAACATTATCTGGATGTTTTTGATTGATATTCAATTGTGTAAAATTAGGAGTTCCTTTGTTATTGACAATCTCTTTGTATCCACTCAGATCAAAAAGATCAATCAAGGCCTTACAAGTTTCTTGAGGAAGAACCTTGTCATAGACCTTGATGAAATCATCCATAACAAAACTCTTTCTGAGCAATTTCATCTAACGCTTGCATTACTTCTGGTGTGAAATATTCCTCTGGATTTGCGAGAATCTGTTTTGCGTAAATTTTCTTTCCATCAATTTCATATCTACCTGCGACATTTTTCCAAAGTCCACCGAGCTCACCGAGTTCAAGAAGACCATAATAACGATCAAGACCACGCTCATCGTAATAGAGACGCACTTCAACATCCTTATTCTCCTTACTCAAACGAGATTTAGCAGTCTTAGCTTTGATAATGTTTCCAACGATTTCTGTTCCATCCTTCTCTTTCTTCTTGCTGAGATGAATGATTGTAGAAGCAGCGTACTTGAGTCCACTACCTCCTCCCATTTCTTTAGTTGGTACATAAGCTCCGATGACATCATAGGTGTGATTGGTAACGATCATGGGGATGTTCGCCTGACCCAACTTGAGAGTGATCATACGGAACGCACCTTTGACCAGTTGAGATTTGGTCATATCACGAACTTGTTTGTCGTTGAGTGCATCAGTAATCTCTTTCTCAGTGGAAAGCATACCTAGAGAGTCTAACACAAACATACAAGGTTTGCGTTCTTCTAATGGTTTCTTAAGATATAGGTCTACCGCCTTTAGAGCCTTACCACGAAAGTCTTCAATGGTTACGACATTTACCACAACCAGACGACTTAGATCAATTCCACGAGATTCTAGAAGTGACTTATTAATAGCAGCCTCAGTATCAAAGTAGAGACAATAACCATCGGGGTTAGAATCAAGAAAATTCTTAACCACAGCGAGAGAAAAGAAAGTCTTTCCAGTAGAAGACTCTCCAGCAATAGCAGTAATCTTATTGCCAGATACACCACCAAATATGCTACCTGAAACCAGTGCATTAAAAATGTACGAACCTGTGTCAACATAAGTTTCAGTTTCATCAATATCTGCGGCAAGTTGTGTATACTCACCACCAATTTCTTTTACAATATCTTTTAGAAAGTCCATCAAGCCACCATCCCGTATTGTTCACGAAGAATTTTTTTATAAGGAAGTCCCTGTTCACGAAGTTCCTTTACTAGTTTAAGTTTTTGATATAGTGCAGTATTACCACCAAGAGTCATAGCATTAATAATTGCATTTAATTCATCATCATTAATAGGCAGATCCATTCATTCCTCCAAATTTTTTGACTCGGTGCAGATAACCCAATTATACTTCTTTTTTAGCTGATTTGCAAACCAATAGGCGGAGGAAGGTGATTCAAACAACTTCCTATTTTTAACTGGAGATAATTCTCCAGGTTCAGCCCAAACCACTACATATTTACTCATCCAAAAAATGATTCCAAACTAATAGTTTTTTCTACAGACCATCCAATAGAGTCAAGAATGATCTTCATTGGTTCCACAAAAGATTTGTTGAACTGGGTATCGTAATCAACATACTTATCCAATCCAAGTTCTCTCGGAAAATCTTGAATAAACCCAAAAACGTTTTCCTGAATTGGATTAGGAATTTTCAAGTATAGAAACTTAATTTTCTCCCCACTTTGAATCGCTGGATACTTCTTATCCAATCCAGCTTTCTTAGTGTAGTGATTATAAAGAATTGCACCTCTCACATGAAATGGTACACCTTTATTGTACATGTGTGTCTTAGATACCCATTTATTGATTTCAGAAACACTACGAGGGAAAGCAATCTCTTCTGGTTGGAGTGATTTAAACTTCTTACGAGCTTCCTCAATGAAATCAATCACATCATCCTCACCTTTTGTCATGATGATATTAATTGCATCTTTAATCATTTTCCTACATGGTGCAGGAGTTGATGTTTTGATTGCCTCAATACCCATCATTTTGAGTTTGGGTTCTTGATATCGAACACCCTCGGAGTCCCATACACGAAGGATATAACGCTTCTTACCAGTCCAGATGCCACGTTCCGCGATGTTCTCACGTTTCATGTACATCTTCTGATCATACGCATTCAGGTAGTCGGCCAGTTCTTGGTAAGAACTTTCAATATACTTTTCAAGTTCCAAGTTACACACCTTATCAAGGAAATTGACAACTTCATCAGTAGTTTTCTCTCTCCCTTTGAATACAGCGTCAACAAAAGGCCCCATATTAATATAAATGGAGTCAGTATCCATAGCAATGACATAATCAACCTCCTCAGTTTTAAGAACCTTATTCATGTAGGAGTTCATCTTCTCCTCAATCCACTGAATGGCTACTTGACCTGACAGAGTAATCGCTTCTGCATTTGCAAGTTTATAGTAACGAAAGTATTCATTACCGATGGCACCATAAGCAGAGTTAAGTGCAATCTTTTTAGCCATTTGAATGTTATCACAACGAGAGATCTCCTTTTCCAATTCTTTGGTTGGAGTTTTCTCGTAGGATTTCTTTGCCTCAATCATCTTCTTTTTAAAGATGACTCGTTCATTGTACATCTTCTCCATGAGTTCTGGAAGGAACCCACGAATATCTTTGCGATACATTGCACCATTGGCACATACCGAATA